TGAAACTGAACAACAGCTTAAATTAAGAATGGAAAGAGAAAATAAAGAAGCTGCTGAGAGAATAAGAAAGAAAAAAGCTGAAGAAGAATTAAGAAGAGAATTTCCAGGAATCGATGATAGACTGATAAAAAACATTTTAGTTGATAAGAATCCTCAAAGAATTGCAGAAGTAAAACAAACCATGAGAGAAGCTTTGAAAATGCAAGAAAAAGGAATGAGCCCTGATGAGATTATAAAAATTTTTAAAGATACAACTAGAACGAAACAAGCCTCAGGCGGCATCGCAGGACAACTGCACTTGAATGAAGGTGGTAGAGTAAGATTTGATAAAGGCGGAGTAAGCCGAAGAAAATTTTTAAAACTTATAGGAGGCTTAGCAGCACTTCCAGTTGTAGGTAAATTTTTTAAATTTGCAAAACCTGCAGCAAAAATTGCTCAACTTAAAAAAACAACAACAACAATGCCTGCATGGTTCCCGGACTTTGTAGATAAAATGGTAACTAAAAATGTTGGAAATAAAATAGATGCTGATGCTATGTTGTACAAAGATAAAGATCTACCAGGTGTTGAACTTTATAAATACAGTGATGGTAGAGTAGAGGTTCGAGGTAAGAATGCTTATGACTCAGATTTTGATATAAATTACACACCACCAGGTTATGAACTTATAGACGAAACCACAGGTAAAGCTGTTAAAAATCCAGGAGACTTTCAAGCTAGTGATACAATCTATACAAAAGTTGGACCAGAAAATGACTTTAGTGTAGATGCTGAGATTGTAGATGATATAGAAGATATTTTAGGTGGTGACTCTACATTTTTAGAAGGTTATGCAAAAGGAACAGGTAAGGCTAAATATACTAAAGGTCAAAGAAGGATAGATGAAGCGGACGCCATGAATGAAAGAGCCGATGAAATTTATTATGAGGCAGATTATGATGATTTTGCCAAAGGCGGCCTGGCTGGAGTATTGAAACTGTAATGGATGTTATTGAATATATAAAAGCTGTTAAAAAGAATTACGACGACTCGCCCGTTTACAATACTACAAAATACCTGAACCCTGAGACCAGAATCCAGGAACTAGCGACTGGTGGAGTGGCAACACCTAAACGTGGCTTGGTTGATGAACCAGGAAGCTATAGTGGTGATAAAAGAGAAGCACTAAAAAATTGGATGTCCTCTCAAAAAGGAGACATAAAAAGAACTGATTTAGTTAAAAAAGTTGATGAAATTTTTGACGTATCAGACGCGGTCAAACATACTTCAAGATTAATAAAAACTTATCCAGATATTTTTAAAAATTTTAAAATTTTAGAAAAAGCAGATGTAACAGGAACAAAAGATTTTAGAAATTTTTTAGAAAAAACTAAATCAAAAAAACAAAGTGTTCCAGAATTAATTGAAAAATTTAAGAAAAAAACAGGAAAAGATATAAATTTAATTAATGCAAATCTAGTTGCAACTGAGTTTTCAGATAAATTTAAACTAAAAGCTGGAAAACCACCTATTGTATATACAGAGTCAGAATTAGCCGCAGCTAAAAAATATAAAAATTTACCACAAGAAACAAAGTTTGATTTTCAAACTGGAGGCCCTGCACAAGCAAATAAATATAATAATTTTTTAAAATCTAATAATATTCAGCCTACGAAAAACAATAAAGTAAGATTTACAAATCTTTTAAAAGAACAAGGCTTATACGTAAAAGCGCCCGTTAGAGATCCCGGACAAGCTAAAAATTTAGAAAGAAGAAAAACAAATATACAAAAAACAGGTAATTTTCAATACGAAGAATCTTTAAATAAATACAAAGCTAAAATTTTAGAATCGCTTGGAGTTGCTAAAGATAAAATTAAAGGGGGAGGCGAGAGGGCCGCTATACAACTAGCCCATCGTTTAAGTTTTGATCAGCTAGCTGTGCTAGGAGGACAATATTCAGGTGAAAACATAGGAGCTGATTTTACTAAAATTAACGTTAAGGATGCAAAAATATTAGAAAATGAATTAAAACCTCTTTATAAAAAACAAGCTAACGCTGTTCGAATAGCAAAAAAATTTCCAATAGGAAAAATACCTAAACAATTATCAAAGTCTATCGACGATATAAATTTTCAAATTTCTGAATTGGTAGCTGAAAAATCTAACGGTAGAATACAAGGCGTGCAAGTTGACCCTAAAAATTTAAAAGTATATAGCACACCTGTAGACGCAAGATTTTCAGCAGCATTTGGTGTAGACACTACAAAGCCATATAAAAATATGAAAGGATCCTTGGCTAGAAAAAAATATCTTGACGATATTTTTTTTAAATTAAATTTTGCAGAACAAATTAAAAATGAAGCATTACAATCTGGTTTAATAAAAAGTGCACCTAAAAATTTTGGAAAAAATGCTTTAAATTTAGCTATTGGAGATACATCAACAAGAGCATCTGTAGCTAGCTTTTTAGGGACAGGAGAAATACCTGATATGCTTTCTAAATTTTCAAAAACACCTTTTGGAAAAGCTACAAAACTTGTGGCTGTAGGAGAAGGACTTTTTGCTCCTTTAATAGTAGCTGGTGGAAGCATGTATGGTTTACCTTATAAGAGAGCAATTAGCGAAGCACTTTATGGAAGTGTAACTGGAATTGGACAAACTAAATCTGAAGTCTTAAAAGAATTTCAACCGCAAGCATCTAAGTTTTTAGATTTTACCGAAGCACAACAAAAATATAACACTATTTTAAATAATTATAATAATGCTTCTCAAGAAGATAAATTAAGATTTAAAGATAAAATGGCAGAAATAACGAAAAAGTTTGAAAATTTACAGAATCAATACCAAAGTTTACCTTTACCTGAAAGAATTCAATCAGAAGCTGCAACGAAAAAGGCAGAAACTCAATACGAAGATTTAATAAAAGCAAATAGAGAAAGACGTTATCAATACGGTGTAATTCCAAAGAAAGAGTTGTTTATGGATATTAAAGATTATTTTGGAAATATTGGAAAAAATATACAGCCCACTGAAAACGTATTAGGTGCTTCAATACCCATGGGAGCTATCACAGGTCAGACACAATATGAATTTGCAAACGGCGGCATAGCCAGTTTAACAAGAACCACGCCACCTGAAAGAGGACCCCAGTATAGAGGCTTGGATTATTTAAGAAAACATGGTAGAAAATACTAGGGAGAAATAATGGCAGACATAGATAAAGCGTTACCTAACGTAAAACAAACAGTTAAATTACCTAGTCCACAAGAAGTTCAAGAGCAACAGCAACAACAAGTTGCTCAAGAAATGACTCAACCTGCGGATATTCAACAGAACGAAGATGGCAGTGTTGATATTAGTTTTGATCCTAATGCGGTTAATCCAGGTGAAACAAAAGACCATTTTGCAAACTTAGCAGAACTTTTACCTGATTCTGTTTTAGATCCTTTAGGACATAAAATACACACAGATTACACAGACTATAAAAATTCAAGAAAAGATTGGGAAAGAGCTTACGTATCTGGTTTAGATCTATTAGGATTTAAATATGATGACAGATCAGAACCATTTAAAGGTGCATCAGGTGCAACACACCCTGTGTTAGCAGAAGCTGTTACACAATTTCAATCATTAGCTTATAAAGAATTATTACCTGCAGGCGGACCTGTACGAACTCAGATTATTGGTAAGATTGATCCAATGAAGGAACAACAAGCTAATAGAGTTAAAGATTTTATGAACTATCAAATTATGGATCGTATGAAAGAATACGAAGCTGAATTTGATCAAATGTTATTTTATTTACCCTTAGCAGGTTCTGCATTTAAAAAAGTTTATTATGATGCTTTAATGCAAAGAGCGGTTTCTAAATTTGTTCCAGCAGATGACTTAGTGGTTCCTTATACAGCAACTTCATTAGAAGATTGTGAATCAACTATTCACATTATTAGAATGAGTGAAAACGAATTGAGAAAACAACAAGTGGGTGGTTTCTATAGAGACATAGAAGTTAATCCAACTTTCTTACACGAAACAGAAGCAGAAGAAAAAGAAAGAAAACTTGAAGGCATGACTAAAGGTAGAGAAGACCGTATTTATAATATTTTAGAAGCTCATGTTAATATTGATTTAGAAGGTTTTGAAGATGTTGGTCAAAATGGAGAACCAACAGGAATTAAACTTCCTTATGTTGTAACAATTGAAGAAGGAACAAGAAAAGTTCTATCAATTAGAAGAAATTACGAGATTAACGACCCTACAAAGAAAAAAGTTGATTACTTTGTTCATTTTAAATTTTTACCAGGACTTGGATTTTATGGTTTTGGTTTAATTCATATGATTGGTGGACTATCAAGAACAGCTACAGCAG